GTCTGGAGTTATATTCCACAATAACGGGAAAACCTGGTATCTACCAAGAGATTACTATTTCTGGATTAACTTCTTACCAATATATGACAAAATAAAAAAGAAGTTTGATTTTCCTCAAGTATGGGATGTACAGTTACATATGTCTTTATACGAAGAATTGGCAGAAATACACTTTAAGCATGCTAGTATTACAAAGAAAAGACAGATAGCATCTTCATATTTTCATATGGGAAAATTAATAAACCGTATCTGGTTTGATGAAGGGGTTGTTCTTAAAATAGGTGCTTCATTAAAAGATTATATTAACGGTAGTGGTTCATGGAAATTTTTAGATGAATATAAAACATTTTTGAATTCTAGTACAGCATGGTATAGACCTATGAATCCTGATAAAACTTTATTATGGCAACAAAAAATTGAAGTAACTCAAGGAGGTAGAAAAAAACAAGTAGGTTTAAAAGGTACTATGCAAGGAATGTCTTTTGAGCAATCAGCCACAAAAGGGGTAGGGGGACCTTGTACAATATTCTTCTATGAAGAAGCAGGTATTGCACCTACTATGGATCAAACAGCAGAATACTTATTTCCTGCAATGCAGGCTGGTGATATTACAACAGGATTATTTATTGGTGCAGGATCAGTAGGTAACTTAAAAGATTGTGAACCGCTGAAAGCTATGACTTTATACCCAGAAGACAATTCTATATATCCAGTAGATACAGATCTTATAGATGACAAAGGAACTGTTGGTAAATCAGGTTTATTTATTCCTGAACAATGGGGTATGCCACCACATATTGATAATTACGGTAACTCTCTAGTAGAACAAGCATTATTAGCTCTGGAAGAAAAATTTGCTGACTGGAAGAAAAAATTACGTCCTGAACTTTATCAGTTGAGGATATCTCAGCACCCAAGAAATATAAAAGAAGCTTTTGATTACAGAGAAGAGTCTAAATTCCCTCTTACATTAGTAGGAGACCAAAAGAAAAAAATAGAAGATAAAGAGTATCCTTATGAACTAATTGATTTATCAGAAAGCTTACAAGGAGAGCTTATAGTTAAGAAAACAAATAAAGCACCAATCAGCACGTTTCCTATTAAGCTTAATGAAGAAGATAAAACAGGTTCATTAGTAGTGTGGGAAAGACCTGAACCAAATGCACCTTTTGCTATGTATCTAGCGTCAATTGACCCTGTTTCAGAAGGTAAAACAACTACATCAGAATCATTGTGTTCTATCTATGTGTATAAGACAGGAACAGAAGTAAAACGTTATACAGAAGAGTCAGTACAAACATTTGTAGAGGGTGATAAAATTGTAGCTGCATGGTGTGGTAGATTTGATGATATTAATGAAACACATAAAAGATTAAGACTTATTATTGAATGGTATAATGCATGGACACTTGTTGAAAATAATATATCTTTGTTTATTCAATATATGATTAAAGAACGTAAGCAAAAATATTTAGTACCAAAAAATCAGATGTTGTTTTTAAAAGAAGCTCAATCTAATAAATCAGTATATGCAGAGTACGGATGGAAAAATACTGGTACAATATTTAAAGCGCACTTACTTAATTATCTTATAGAGTATTTAAATGAAGTTGTGGATGAAGATATACAAGAAGATGGTACTATAACTAAAAAGCATTACGGAATAAGAAGAATTCCTGATCCTATGGCAATGGTAGAGATGGAACAATACCGTGACGGAGTCAATGTGGATAGATTAGTATCATTAGCAGCTTTAATTGCATTTGTAAAAATTAGAGAATCAAATTCTGTTAGACCAGTAAGGATTGAAAATGAAATAGAAGGGAACTTGCAAAATTCAGGAAATTTATATAAATTAAGTAGTAGTCCCTTTAGAAATATAGGAAGTAAAAAAGGTTATTCAAAAGGTGTGAAGAAAACACCATTTAAACGCATACGTTGATGAAGATATATAACGCATTAGATTTAAAGAAAGGTGCAAAAGCAGAACATAATAGATTATGGTCTGTTTCACAACCCTTACAGTTTCTTTCAAAAAAAGAAAAAGATGACCAATGGGCATCATGGAATATAGACTGGCTAGAGTGGAACGGTATTAAGCAAATACGCAGAAATGCTAGAAAGCTTATGAAGAACTATAAGCTAGCAGAAGGCATCATTGATAAGAATGATTATTTAGTTGAAGAAGACAATGAGATGAAAGACATTGTCCAACAACTAGCTTCTGATGATGAGAATGATGCATTAGAATTAAAGTTTTATCCTATAATCCCTAATGTTATAAATACACTTGTTGCAGAATTTGCCAAAAGGAATACAAGAGTAAGTTTTAGAGCAGTTGATGAATATACTTATAATGAAATATTAGAACGTAAAAGAAGTGATATTGAAAGTGTATTAGTACAGTATGCAGAAGCAAAGCTTGTAAACAAGATGATTCAAATGGGTGCAGATCCTAATGATCCTGAAATTGCAAAAGTAATGCAGGATGAATTATCACAAGATAAATTAAAACAACTACCAGAGATTCAAGATTTCTATGCTAAAGACTATGAAGTAATTGCTGAAAAATGGGCATCTAAACAACATATTATAGATGAGGAAAGATTTAAAATGGATGAGTTAGAAGAAACAGCATTCCGTGATAAATTAATTACAGATAGAGAGTTTTGGCATTTTAGAATGATGGAAGATGATTATGAAGTTGAACTATGGAATCCTGTTCTTACTTTTTATCATAAATCTCCAGATGCAAGATATATCTCTGATTCTAACTGGGTAGGTAAGATTGAAATGATGACCGCTGCAGATGTTATTGATAAATACGGTTGGATGATGAATGAAGATCAGTTAACATCATTACAACAACATTATCCAATAGGTGCTGCAGGATATCCTATTGCAGGTTATCAAAATGATGGAACTTTCTATGATGCTACAAAATCATATGAGTGGAATACAGGTTCACCATCATTACAGTATAGACAGCTTACTTCAATGAGAGATAATTTTGTTTATAATGGTGATGATATCATAGAATGGGTATTAGGAGAATCAGAAGATTACTTATCTGACGGTGCACCTAATATGTTACGTGTTACAACAGCATACTGGAAATCACAAGTTAAAATAGGACACCTTACTAAAATTGATGATGCAGGTAGAGTTTTTACAGATATTATAACAGAAGATTATGATATAACTGACAAACCTATTTATAATACTACTTTAGTTAAAAATAAAACTAGACAAAATTTAGTATTTGGTGAGCATATAGAGTGGGTGTGGATTAATAATGTATGGGGAGGAGTAAAGATAGGTCCTAACGCTCCTACCTTTTTAGGTATAGAAAACTCAGGAGGAATTAATCCAATTTATTTAGGTATAAATCAAAATAATATTAAACCTCTTAAATTTCAATTTAAAGGTGAGAATACATTATATGGAGCAAAATTACCTGTTGAAGGAAGAGTATTTTCTGATAGAAATACTAGATCACATTCACTTGTAGATGCAATGAAACCTTTCCAGATTGGATACAATATAGTAAATAATCAAATCTCTGATATATTAATTGATGAGATTGGTACAGTTATTATGTTAGATCAAAATACTTTACCTAAACATTCATTAGGTGAAGATTGGGGTAAAGGTAATTTAGCTAAAGCATATGTTGCAATGAAAGATTTCAGCATGTTACCTTTAGACACATCTATTACAAATACAGAGAATGCATTAAACTTTAATCATTTTCAACAACTTGATCTTTCTCAAACTCAACGTTTGATGTCAAGAATTCAGTTATCACAATATTTTAAACAACAAGCATATGAGCAAGTAGGTGTATCATTACCACGTATGGCACAACAGTTAGGTACTAATGTTACTGCTACAGAAGTAGAACAAGTTCAAGCTGGTTCATACGCGCAAACAGAAATGCATTTTGTTGAGCATTGTGATCATTTAATGCCTAGAGTACATCAAATGAGAACTGATCTTGCTCAATGGTATCATTCAACAAAATCATCTATTAGACTTCAGCATATGACTTCATTAGATGAAAGAGTTAATTTTGAAATCAATGGTCAAGATTTAATGCTTAGAGATATCAATGTATATTGTTCTACAAAAGCTAATCATAGACAAATGTTAGAAAGAATGCAACAGTTAGCAGTTCAGAATAATACAACTGGAGCTTCTATATATGATTTAGGAAAAGTAATGCAAGCAGATTCTATGGGTGCTTTAGAAAGTACATTAAAAGCTGTAGAAGAAAAAGCTCAAAGACAAATTCAAGAACAACGTGCTCATGAACAGCAAATGGCTGAGATGCAGATGCAACAAGCTGAAAAAGAAAAAGCAATGGAACTTGATGCTGAAGCTAGAGAAAATGAAAAAGATAGACGTAAGGATATTATGGTTGCTGAGATTAGAGCTGCAGGATACGGTTCTATGCAAGATATAAATCAAAACTTACAGTCTGACTTTAAAGATACTTTAGATGCTTTAAAACAAACTGAATCTTATAAAGAAACAATGTCTATTCAAGCAGATAAGCAAAATTCAAATAGACAACAGCACATGGATAAGATGAATTTGAAGCGTGAAGAAATGATTATGAAACGTGATATGAAAGAAAAAGATTTACAAATAGCGCGTGAAAATAAAAATCAATATGATTTAAAAAGTAAGAAAGATGAAAAAAAATAATTCTATAGCGTTATACTAGAAAATTATTTATTATTTATCTAAATTTTTTAAATATATTATGTTTATTTTTAATAATATTGTAACTATATTATAATAAGTCAGTCATAAACAAAAACCAATGTTATGAATAAAAAAGAAGAAAGTACTAATGTTCAACAAATTGATATTGATATTGATGAATTATTAGGAACAGGGTCAGACTCAATTATGTTAGCTGATGAAACGTCATCAGAAACTAAAGAAAAGAAAAGTGTTTTTTCACCAATGGACCCTGATTTATCGTTCCTTGACAAACCGGAAACTCCGGTTAAAGAAACTAAAGTAGATGATGAAACAAAATCAAATGCTGAAACTACAGATAATGGTCAATTAGAAACTGTGGTTGATGAAAGTGATGATGATGATTTTGATCCATTGGCTATACCTAATGATTCTACTGATGATCAAAATGATAATTCAGAAAATGAAAAGAAAACAGGTAGACCAACGGCATTAGTTACAGCTGCAAAAAAATTAATTGAAAAAGGAATTCTTACACCTTTTGTAAATGATAAAGGTGAAGAAGAGTCTGTTGAAAATTATACAGCTGAAGATTTTGAAGAATTAATTTCACAAAATTTAGATTACAAGTATAATCAAGAATTACCTGAGAAATTTATTCAAGCTTTACCTGATGAATTACAAAGAGCTTATCATTATGTAGCTGAAGGAGGTACAGATTTAAAAGGTATGTTTGCTGCGTTATCAGCTTCTACAGAGATTAAACAATTAGATCCTTCAAAAGAATCTCATCAAAAACAAATCATTAGAAATTACTTAAGTGCTACTAAATATGGTACACCAGAAGAAATTGAAGATGAGTTATACGCATTAGAAGATAGAGGTGATTTAGAAAAGAAAGCTATGCAGTTTAAACCTAAGTTGGATAAAATGCAAGATGAGATTGTAAATCAAAGAATTGCAAGACAACAGGCTGAAACACAACGTAGGCAACAAGCATCACAAATGTATATTGATAGTGTATATTCTACTTTAGAAAAAGGTGAGTTGAATGGATTACAATTAGACAATAAAACTCAGAATATGTTATATTCAGGTTTAGTACAATCTAATCATCCATCAATGAGCGGAAATGGGCATACAAATCTTTTAGGAGCTTTATTAGAAAAATACCAATGGGGTACAGAAAAAGAAGCACCTAGACATGATTTAATTGCTGAAGCATTGTGGTTATTAGCAGATCCTGATGGATATAAAACTAAATTAAGATCAGGTATTGAAAAAGAAACACATGAAAAAACTTTAAGAACTTTAAAAACTACTGAGCAGTCAAATAGAACAGGAAGTAGTTATAACAGTTCTGATAATGAAACAAAAACACCAAGAGGTCATAGCAGAGGTATACCGAAGCAAAGAAAAAACTTCTTTGGAAGATAAATAGTAAATTTTTTAATTAATATATAAAACCTGTTACAAAATGAGTACACCAAGTTTTAACAACGGCTTGTTTTTAAGAGATACTGCGTATCAAGCAAGCTCACACGTTGATTCATATCACTTAGCTAACATGCTAAAGGATGCAGAACCTATGGACATGGGACCAGTAGATATCTGGGCTATGACACAAAAGGTTGAAATGCCTCTTTATCAAATGTCAAGCTTTGGTGGTAAGAATGTAATTGAAGTGGACAATGTCAGAGGTGAGTATAAATGGCAAACTCCTATTTCTCAGGATTTACCATATGTTACTGAAGACGTTGAGCCTAAAAACCTTAGAAAAGGTATTGACGGAACTACGTTCAAAATCAAATTGAACAAGAGAGAGTTTGGTCACGGAGACATCATTACTTATGATAAGTATAACGGTGTCGAGTTAATTGTTTCTTCAGAAGAAGATATCTTACCATTAGGTGATGGATTTATCTACACTGTAAGTTTAGTTAACAATGACTCTTACAAATTCTTAGACAATAAGTTTTTGAAATCTGGAACTAAATTCTTTAGAAAAGGTTCTGCAAGAGGTGAATACGGAGAAAGATTCTCTGATATCACAACTAAGTCTGGTTACAGAGAATTCTACAACTACGTAGGAGGTTCTGAAGCTCACGTACACTATTCAATCTCTTCTAGAGCTGACATGATGATTAAAGGAGGAATGAATGCTGACGGTACAGTTCCTGTAACTGAGATCTGGAGAAACTTTGACAAATCTATGGATCCATCAGTTTCTTCTATTGAAGATATGGTAGGAAGAATGGGTAAAGACTACGTTAAAAGAGCAATTGCTAACGGAGATTTATCTAGAACTTTCTTAACATCATTAGAAGCAGCTCACTTGACTAAAATTGCTACGGATATTGAGACTTACTTAATGTGGGGTCACGGAGGTAGAGTTAGACAAGACGGTCCAGATGATATCAGATTATCTGTAGGTTTATGGAAGCAGTTAGATAACTCTTTCAAAAGAGTATACAACAAGTCTTCTTTCAACTTAGAATTATTTAGAGCTGAGCTTTATAACTTCTACAACGGAAGAGTTGACTTTACTGGTCCAGATCCACAAAGAAAAATTGTAGTTCAAACTGGTATGGGAGGAATGAGAATGGTAAATGAAGCTATTAAGCGTGAGGCAGCATCTCAAAACTTCTCAATTGATCCTTCTGATAAATCAGGTATTGGAGCTATCAAAGGTCAAGGAATGAACTTAGGATTTGGATATGCATACACTAGTTATGTAATTCCTTTCTTAGCAAACGTAGAGTTTGTAATTAACCCTGCATTTGACAATGTTCATACTAATGACATTGAAAACCCAATCATTGATGGTCACCCATTATCATCTTATTCATTCATCATTTTTGATATTACTGATAACACAAATGACAACATCTACATGTTGAAATTAAAGTATGATTCAGAATTAAAATGGTGGTACCAAAATGGTACAATGGATTACATGGGTAGAACTCAAGGATTCCAATCTTCAGGTCAGTTTAACGGATATAGAGTTTATATGACTCAATGTATGCCTGCAATCTGGGTTAAAGATCCAACTAAAGTATTAAAAATTGTAATGAGAAACCCTATTACAGGAGGATCATTCTAAGAATACCTATATTAGGTAGGGGATTAATTTCCCCTACCTTTTTTATTTTTAAAGTCAGTTATATTATAAACAAACCAACAAATTAATTATTATGGCAAAGAAATCTGTAAATCAAGTAGAAGGTGAAACAGTAGAAGTTAAAGGTGCACCTGAATTATCAGCACCAATTCAACCTTCAGTACCAGAATCATTGAGAACAAAAATTGTTACAAAAAAGAAAAAAGATCCTAATGCTTTCAAAAGTATTTTTGAAAAAGTAGGTAAAATTACTGTAAAACCATTTGTTGATCCTAATAAAGAAAATATGGGATTAGAAGATTACGGTTATGTTCTTTTTCCTGGTACATATCATGAAGAACAATTAGCTGCAATTGAAAGAAACGGTTTAGTAAGATTTATTACAGGTTTAGATGAATTTGCTCCTGAAGTTCAAAACATTAGAGATGAAGAACAAAAAGAAGCAGTTATTTTTAACATCAGATCTGTTGTTTCACATTTAGAAAAATTATTAGCAACTAATGTAATTGATCCAGAGGATTCAGATTTTTGGGCAAAAGTTAAATTATTAAGACCTGAGCATTTTGAGTTTTGGGGTAAGATATCATTAAGATGTGGTAATGAACCTATTCATTTAGATCCAGCAAATGATCCTTATGATTTAATTAAATATATGGCAATTGAAGCAGGAGGATTTGATTTAATTGGTAAATCATTTGAAGATGCAAATGCTCAAGCTGTTGCTCCTAAATTCTTTTTAGATAAAGAAGTACATACTGTATCTAATAGAACTACATACAAAAAATTACGTAATGCTGCAATTGGATTACTTGATGAGATGTATAACAAGTTTCCTAAAAAATTATTTTATGTTACTAAAATATTAGATTCAGATAGTGCATCATATAAAATTACTACACCATTGGATATTCTTTATGATGTAATGGATGAGTATATCAACGGTTATGGAATGGAGACAAATAAATCTAAAGCTGCTGAAATGTTTAGTGCAACTGCAGAATTAGATATGGAAACTTTAAAATTAAAAGCTATTGTTAAAGACGCTACATTTTTTAAGTTTATTCAATTAAAAACTGACGGTATGTTATATCATGCAGCATCTTCTACAATGTTAGGAAGAAATGTATCAGATGTAGTAATGTATTTAAAAAATCCTTTAAATGAAGATGTGCTAATTAGAGTACTAAATGAAGTTGAGGATTTTTGGAAAGATTAAAATATTTTAATTATATTATAATATGAAACTTTTACAATATTTGGCATATAAGAAAGGAGGATCTACTAAAAGTAGAGTAAATGAATCCGGTAATTATACTAAACCAGGTTTACGTAAAAGACTTTTCAATAGTATTAAAGCAGGAAGCAAAGGGGGTAGACCAGGACAATGGTCTGCCCGCAAAGCTCAAATGTTAGCAAAGAAATATAAAGCTGCCGGAGGTGGATATAAAAATTAATTGTTATGAGTAATGATAAATTTATATTAGACGTTAAGTTTTCTAAAGCTGATTCATATGCTACAAAAAAATACAATATGAAAAAAGGTGATCATATTTCTAAGTATAATAAGTACTTAGAAGTTAAAGAATCTTTTGAAGCTGGATTTGAAGAAGCTTTAAAAACTGTGAAAAATTTTCCAAATATATTTAATTGATAAAGTCATGATGAAGAAAAAAACAACTAAGAAAAAGTATCAAACTAGTGGTGCTACAGGTTTTGAAAAAAGACAAGCAAAAAAAGTTGCTAGAGCTAAAACAAGAGCTGCTGTAGCTGAAATTGAAGGAGAAGGTACTGTAGCTCAAAAAAGAGATAGTAGAGCTAAACGTATTGCAACAGCAACTGGTACTGCAAGAAAGAAAACTCCAAAATCTGTATCAACTTCTACAACCGCAATAGATAATAGAAATAGTGGTAACACTTCAAATGTTACTACTTCAAGAGGTGGTAGTGCAACTGGTGGTAAATCAGGTTCAATGTCAAGATCAGGTTCAGGTTCTTCATCAAGATCGGGATCAACTTCTAGATCAGGGTCTACATCTAAATCAGGTTCTACATCAACAATTGATAAATCAAAAAAAAGATCTAATACTAAAGTAACTCAAAAACAAAAAATTGATAATAGTGTGAATAAGCGTTACAAAAAAGGAGGATCTGTAAAAAAGAGAAAGTAATGGCAAAAAAAGCACCTCAAAAAAGTCTAGATAAATGGACTAAACAAAAGTGGAGAACTGCAAGTGGAAAAAATTCTACTCAAGGCAGTAAAGCTACTGGTGAGGTGTATGCTCCTGCTAAGACTATTTCTAAACTGAAATCTACTGAATCAGGTAGAAAGAAATTAGCAGCAGCTAATGCTAAGAAAAGATCAGCAACAAAAGCTGGTAAACAGCATGCAAAACACGGAATTCATAAAGGTAAAAAAAGATAGTTATGGCAAATAAAAAAGATTCAAGACTTGCAAGAGCTGGTGTATCTGGTTATAACAAACCTAAAAGAACTCCTAATCATCCTACTAAATCTCATGTAGTAGTAGCTAAGGATGGTGATAAAGTAAAGACAATAAGATTTGGACAGCAAGGTGTGACTGGAGCTGGTAAGAATCCTAAGTCTGCAAAAGATAAAGCTAGAAAGAAAAGTTACTATGCTAGACATAATGCACAAGATGCTAGTCCTAGTAAACTTTCAGCAAGATATTGGTCACATAAAGTTAAATGGTAATGAAAAAGAAACCTTCTTCTGGACTAACTAAAAAGCAGAAATCTTCTACCGTTAAAGCTGCAAAAAGCGGTAAAGACATTGGTAAGAAAGGAAAGACTTTTAAAAAGGTAGCTGAGAAAGCAGCCAAAAAATATGGTTCTAAAGAAGCAGGTGAAAGAGTAGCAGCTGCGGCAATGTGGAAAAATAAAAAACGTAAATAATGAATAACGGCACTATAATATTAAAAGTACAACAAAGACTTAATAAACTTGCAAGTTCTGACTATGATAATATAGAAAGATGGCAGATTGTTGAGGCTTTTAACAAAGCTCAAGTAGTATGGTGTAGAAGAAACTTACACGGTTTGAATGTTAAGCAGACGGGTGATGAGCAATCTAAAAGACGTATTGATGATTTACAAAAGCTACTTACAGAACAAACAATATCTTTAACAAAAAAAGACGGTTATTATGTAAGTGTAAATGACTTACCTTCTGACTATTTAGAATGGAAAAGAATAAGTTCAAAAGTTACTAGCAGTTGTTGTGAAGAACCAAGAAGAATGGTGATTTATTTAGCTGAAGAAGCTAACGTAGATGAATTACTAAGAGATAATAATAAAAAACCTAGCTTTGAATGGGCAGAAACATTTTGTACATTAAAAGATAATAAAGTTAGAGTTTATACAAATAATGAATTTGATGTTAATACAGCATTACTTTCATATTATAGACAACCTATCAGAATTGAAATTGCAGGGATTACAGATCCTTATACGTTAACTGTTTCACCAGTTGATATTAACTGTGAATTCAAAGATGATATTGTTGAAATTTTTATTGATGAAGCAGTAAAAATATTAGCTGGTGATATTGAATCAATTAATCAGCAACAGATTGCTTCAGGACAAGTTGAAGGAAATAATTAATTTTTTTTTTTCAATTTATTGTAAATTGTAAAATATTAGTTATATTATACTATATTTTTGTTTGTTTAATTAAATTTTTTTAAAAATGGCTTATTTCAATCACGCTTACAAAAAAGTGTTTTTAGCTACAGCAGGTGACGTTAGTAGACCTGTTGATTCAGCATTTATTGATCCTGAGTTAACTACTGATGGTAATGTTGATGCTGTATCAGGTGTTCTTACTTCAGAGCATCACATTTCTTATTTAAAACTTGCTCAAGCAGGTTTTGGACCAGGTTTAACAGGATTCTTTGGTGCTTCAGATGCTGCTCCAGGTGGAAAAGATGTTTCTGCACCATTAGCAATTTTTGGTAAAGAGTGTTGTCCTTTTTATGTTGCATCAGCTTCAATTAAAGCGGATGATAAACAAGGACCTTTTCACGGTGGATACCAAGAATCTCACAAATCTAAAATTGTTAATCCTAAGTATGTAAGAAAAATGTGGGGTGTAAAAGGTACACCAGCATACAGATCTGTATTACAAATTGGAGGAACAGTAGATAATATTGCTGCAAATCCGGCATGTAATAAAGAGTTTTTATGTGGAGAAACATACTACTTAAGAGTAGAAGTTAAAGGTACTGCTGCATTAAGATTTGCAAACCACAACTTGTATCAAACATTACAAGCTGATGGAGGATGTTGTGATGATCCTACAAATCCGTTACCAGTTTCACCAGAAGTAATTTATTTACAATATGCTAACGCAATTGTAGATAATCCTTATTTTAAAGATTTTGTAAGACCTTTAATTGAGGTTACTTATGATCCAGGAACAGGTGTAGTAACTGAAACATTAGCAGCTACTTCTGCTATTGCTTTAGCTGAAGGATTAGATGCTGAAGATACATTTGATAGATTAACAAATTCAGCAAATCCTAATTATATTGATCCTGCATTTATTCAATCAGTTGGATTAATCTTAGTAGGTGCTTATGTTGATACTAAATTCCAAGATTGTACATTCCAAGTTTCAGATTACTATGGTAAAGAAGCATTACAATTATTTGCATCTGAAGTAGACTTAAATGGTGATCCATGTACTTTTGAAGGATTATGTGTAACTGAATCTTGTCCTGGTATTCAAGCAGAAGGTTTAGGTGAAACAGTAATCAGAGAATTAATTCAATCTGAAGCTTATTTACAAAACTTCATGCATTCTGATTTAAGAATTAGAGAAATTACTCAAGGTACTGCTGTATTTGATGTAATTGATAGAAATGCTTTATATGGTAAATTCTATATTTTACATTCAGTTCCAAGATTTAATAATCCAACAGGTGTATTTGATAATGATCAATATTTATTAGAGATTGTTACTGATAATGATGGTGTTGATTTCTTATTAAATGAAGGACAAATTTTAGCTGATCAGTGTGTTGGATGTGAAGTTGTTCCATCATATGAAACAAGTGAGTGTCTTTATGACTTCAAGAACGAAGCATAATTTAATTTAATGATTAATACATAAAAGGAGAGTGGAGTTTTAACTCTTCTCTCCTTTTTTATTTTTAAAAGATATGGGACAACATATATTAAGTTTAGAAGCACCAGATACAATGAATGATTGTATATTGCGTGTAGTTGATACAACAGTGTATGATCCTATTTTACAAGTTGATTGTCCTAGATTAGAAGTTACACTTCCAGGATTTTCTTATAGTGTTCAGTTAGGAGAAGATAAAATAGCTCCAGGATTTATATTAAATTTAACAGCTTGTGATTTAGAAGTACAAAAGTCAAATTGTGGTAAATCATTTGATTCTTTACCTGATGGTGTATACATTATAAAATATAGTGTTTCACCTAATGATCAAGTTTATGTAGAATATAATCACCTACGTATTACATCTGCATTAAATACATATAAAAATGTTATGTGTGATATTGATGTAGCAGGATGTGAACCTAATTCAGAAACTGCAAAAAAATTAGAGCAGTTAAGAAAAATAAAATCTTATTTAGAAGCAGCTAAAGCAAAAGTAGAAATTTGTCATGAACCAAAAAAAGGTATGGAAATTTATAACTATGCTACAAAACTTTTAAGTAAATTTGAATGTAATAGTTGTCAGTAAATAATTTTAAAACCAATAGATATGAAATGTACAAATTGCGGAGCAAATTATAGTTGTGGATGTAAAAAAAGAATAGCTAAAGATGGTACATCTTGTTGTGCTTCTTGTATCACAACTTACAATAATAAATTAATAGCATCTGGAACCGTTAAGAGTTCTGATGGAAATAAATAATTCAATACATCATTATGTGTGATTTTGTAGCAAAAATTAGAAACTGTTCTACTAGTAATATTGAGTATATCACTGTTTCTGAATCTTCTATTAATAATTTAGTAGGTGATATATGTAATCTTGAAGCAGGTAGTTATTTTAAATTTACACATTCTGATGTAGAAGGGGGTCAAACATTAATAATTCACTGTGCTGAATTTTTAGAATTAGGTATTAATTGTAATCAAATTATAAATCCATGTACTAATGAATATTATCCAAAATTCACTCCTGCATCAAAAACTGAATGGGATTTTGATTCATATTGTTTACCTAAGTATATTTTAACTGATTGTGCTGGAGTTTATCCTACAAAAGAAACAACAAATACGGCTTTTGAATTTTATTTAGATAAGGTAATAAGTATAATATCTGAAACACAAACTAAAGTTTGTTTATCTGTAGAAAAAACAATATGTAGTTCTACAACCTATCCAGAGTTTGATTTAAACAATGTTGTTATTGTTGATTACTCTACAAATTGTGTTGAATGTTTAACTGAGAAACCAGTTACTGAAGAAGAAGTAAAAAAGAGAACAGTTACACCAGGTTATAATACTCCCGGATGTTCACCTGAATATTATGATAAAGTTAGTTGCAAATTTAGTGAAGCTTTTTATCAAGAAGTAATTAGTAAAAGATATGGTATAAGTTTTTGTTGTGAAAATGATTTAGACAAATGGGATGTTAAAAAAGAACTTCTCTATTTAGAAGCAAAAAAAGATCCTAATATTTGTGAAACAATCTGTAATACAGAAATTGAATGCAACATTAAATGTATCAATTTAAACACTTGTGATTTAGACATTCTAACTTTTAGTGCATTAGTATCAAACGGTGCTGTAAATTTTAATGATCTTCTTGCAGAATATCAAGGTTATGAAACTTCTAATCCAGAATTATATGCAGACTTAAGTTTTGTTGAATGTCTTTTTGAAAAAACTTACTGTATAAATTTATGTTATCAAACAACAAGTTGTTATGAAATAATAACGGAACAGTTAGTATATGAAATAGAAAAAATTGCAAGTTGTGAAAAATTTGCTGCAGCAGTGCATTACAACCAAGTTAAAATTTATGAAGAATTAATAGACGTAAAAACAGAGTGCATTAAATCACAAGAATTCATAATAATAAATATTGAAAATTTAGAAGCTGCATCATTAATTTGTCAACAAGAATTAGCAGACTTAATTGCATCTGGTGCAGATCAAATTCTTATTGATGCAAAAGAAGCTGAATGTACAGAGATAATTGTTGAATTAGAAGCAGAACAAACTGCATTAGAAAAGACTATTCTTAGTTGTGGTGGTACTATTACAGAATTACAAACAGAAATAACTAATATAGAATTTATTTTAACAACTTTTGAAACATTTTATAATTCTTATGATACACAGTTAGATTTGTTAAGAGTTGTAATAGAAGATTTAATAGATGAACTTGCTTTAAATACTTCATGTGATTTATTATTTCCTTTCTTATTTAATTCTTCTGTTAGTTATACAGCATGTAATGGTTCAACAATTTTAGCACCATTAAGACATACTTTAAAAATTTATAGTCAGTATACTTCAGATTTTACTTTTGTAAATAATTCAGGATATCCATTAGATGATTTTACAACACTAATTAATAATATTGTTACTATTTCTGATGAATGTTCTGAAATACCTGATTGTGCAAATCAACCATGATAATTGTACAACTTAAAAATTTTAATTATATTATATATAAGGATCTTGATAAAAAATTAGATATAAATGAAACCTACAAATAGTAATAAAGACGGATGCAGTCCAATATCATCAAACTGCGTTATTTGGCAAGGACCAGATATTGAATGTATCAACTTATGTAAAGGTGATACAGTATCTGATGTTGTGTATGCATTGGCAACAGAACTTTGTTCAATATTAGAGCAAATAAATATTGACATATATGATTTAAGTTGTTTAAATTTAATTCAACAAGATCCTGCTGATTTTCAAAAATTAATACAATTATTAATTGATAAAATTTGTGAGTTAGAAGGTATTGAACCTGGAAGTGGCGGAACATCTTCATCTACAGGTTGTCCTGATTGTAAAGTTGATGTTGCATTTTGTTTAATACAAACAGATGAAGTTTCAGGTAATCCTATTTTAAAAGAACAATTAACTACATACGTAGAAAGAATAGGTCTTAAAATTTGTGATATATTAAATCAAATTGCTGATATTAATTTATCAATTAGTAATTTAGAAGATGTTACTAATAATTTACAAATTCAAATTAATAATTTAGTAATTCCTGATCCTGTACCATTAGTTACACCATCTTGTGTTACTGATAATCCAGGAACTCCGCAAGATGTTGATGTAGTACTAGCAGCATTAGAGCAAGAGTATTGTGATTTAAGACAAATAACTGGTGATAATAATTCATTATTAAATGCTATTGTAGCATTATGTTCTAATTTAGGTACTAATTTATTAACAGGAAATCCTATTCAAGGTTTTGTTTCTAATCCTACAAACATTGCTGAATTATTAAATAATATGGCTTTAAAAATATGTGATACTACAAATGCTATTACATACGTTTTAAATACTTGTTGTGACACAAGTTGTTCAGCAATTGACTTAGGATTTTCAGCTGAATTAATTTCTCCTACACAATTAAGAATAATTTATAGTGGAACAGTACCTGGAAACTTTGTAGATGATGCACCTAGTTCATCTATTGAAATTATTGATACTGTAACAGGATTAACATTCATAGTACCAACTGTAACAATATTATCTTCATATTTTAATCCTGGTCAACCACAAGTAATAACACTAGGATCACAAATAGATGGTAATAATAACATTAATGTTAAAGTTACTTATAGATTTACTGATCCATCAACACAACAAGATTGTTCAGGAACTGTACAAAACTTAGTTTTAGGAGCGGCAACTTGTCCAGATGTAGTATTAACACCAACATTTAATACTGTTCAAGCAGACTTTACATATACTGGAGGTTTACCTACAACACTTATAGCACAAGTTTATGATGTTACAGGGGTTAATTTAGTAGCAACTCAAACATTTATTGTAACTACAGCAACACAAAGTATAACACTAAGCAACTTGATTTATAATACGGATTACAAGTTTGCTTTAATTATAGATAATATACCTTGTGATTTTGTTGACTTTACAACACCGGATTACCCTTGTATTCCTCCAAGTGATATTACGTTTAGTGGTAACATAAATGATGCAGTATAAAAATAAATTTAAAATAAAATGTCAAATAAAAATTGTAATCATAAAGTACCTTGCGGATGTGGAGATAGTTCATTAACTACTCCACCTCCTTGCAATTCATTAGGTGATTGTCTAGGAGAACTTTGTCAAGAATCTGTAGGACAAAAGTGTGTAGTGTATGATAACCATAGCTTTACATATGATGTTAATGGTACAGAATTTAATGTTAATCAAGGTGACCGTTTAGATGAAATAATTCAAAAAATATTAATTTATTTAAATGATCCTACGTGTATTAATACAGCTCCTGTTGGAATGTATGCTACACTTGTACTTAAAGATTCTATTACATTAGTTTGGGAAGGTAGTGATATAATTGGTTATAATGTGACTTATACTGACGGTATAGCACCTATAACAGTATCTACATTAACAAAGTCTATTACAATATCAGCTTTAGTTCCTGATACAGAATATTCAATAACAGTAGTAGGACAAAGTACACCATTATGTCCTTCAGTAACAATTAAAATTAAAACCAAAATAGCATAAAGATGGCATCAATAACAGTAAACTTTACACCTGGTACAATAGGAAATCATATCATACGTTACAGAAATCAAGCAGTTGGTGGAGCATATTTTTCCTACGATGTAACCGTACCTTTAAATGAGGTTAATATACCAAGATCTGAAGTAATTGATATAGGTTCTTTTGATATATATTGTGATCAATTAGTGTACGAATGTTACATTCTTGCAGAATGTGAAGGTTTTGTAGATGCATCACCTATTGATGGAGTACCTGATGCGGCTTTTGAATTTACAGTAAATATAAATCCTGAAGAAGATCCTTGTAAATTGTATGAATTAACTTATTTAAATTTAACAACAACTTTTGATTTAAATTGGGATGATTTAACTTGTGCCGGTAGATCTGGTGTAAAAAATAATGATGTAAGATATGATGCAAGCATTGCTTATCAAAATAGTCAAATATTATGTTCTTCAGATTCTGTAATAAATCAATTTATAGTAGCAAATCCTGATTGGTCTGCAGCAGTAATTCAACAACCTGAAAAAAATAATCCTGGTAGTAGTACAACTTCTAACTGTCATTGTGTTTGTTATAATACAGTAACTATAACAAATACAGCAGGAGTTCTTCAAGAAGTAAATTATATTATTTGGAATCCTGGTAATGCTGACCATTTACAAATTACTTCTGAAATTATACCTGCAGGATTAAGTATTACAAGAGATATTGTAGCTAATAGTTGGAAAGGTACTACAGCTTCAGTAACAGCTAATTTTACTGTAAGCGTAGATAATGATTGTGTTTCATAATAAAGATATGTCATAGTTTGTTGGTTTTACTGTGACTGACAACAAACCCTGGATATTTATTTATCCGGGGTTTTTTTATTTATCAATTATGATTAACTTAACAGGTTTGTAAAAACAAGAAAAATTGATTATATTATATTAAGTGTATTGTATTATGAAACCAGATTTAAATGCTCCAAGATTTAGAGAAAAGTATACTACTTTGTTAACCAAAGAGTTTGCTGAAAAATTCAATGAAAAATATTCAGAACACAAAGATATTACTAGTGAAGAATTTAAAACAATAGTACGCAAGTTTAATGAGATTTTAGTACAAGGAGCAATAGACAATAGGAGTGGTATAGAATTACCAGATGGTTTAGGATATATTTTTTTAGGAACTTGTCAAGCTTCTAAGAAAAAAACTAATGTGGATTTTAAAAAATTGATTGATCATGGTATTAATACTACACATAAAAACTGGGAATCAGATAATAAACTTCTAAAAATATTTTATAGTAATTCTAAAGCAAGATACGGATTTGCTAATAAGGAAGTATGGTATTTAGTACCTTCAAGATATTTTAAAAGAACTGCTTCTGCAGCATACAGAAAGAATTGGTCAAAGTATGTAGAAATATCTTCTACAGTTAAAATATCAGACATGTTTGAAAGACAGCGTAAGAAGGATTATAAACATAACTTAAAACCAATTGTTCCTGAAAACTATGATGAATTTAAAATAGATTAAGATGACAAAAGTAGGTGAAGCAATATCAAGAGTACGTAATGTACTTAAAGCTGTAAAAGAAGATCCGTTTATGACGGATCGGTTTATTTACAGTATAATACTTAAACATGCTAAAGCATTAATTAAGAGAGAAGCTAATATGGCAAACATCTTTAAATACACTAGCTTATTTAAAGAAATTCCATGTTTAGAACTTATTGAAGTTGATAAAATTGACGCATGTTGTTCAGGTATAAGAACAGGTTGTACTTTTAAAAGAAGTAAATATAAACTACCAGGATTTTATCAACTAGATATGGGGCCTGTTATAAAATCTGTAACATCATTAGACTACTCGCAAGATCTTGTAAGAACACAACCAGAACTTTATACAACACTTACAAAAGCATCTAGTTTTAAATATAATAAACAAAAGTATTACTGGATAATTAATGATTATTTATATCTTCCTAATGCCGATTGGGATGCAGTAAGAATTACAGCTATGTTTGATGAAGATATATCTAGTGAATTATGTGGTAAAGAAGAAAACAATTGTGTAATTGAACAAGAAAGAGATTTAAATATACCAGAACATTTATTTACAGAAATAGAACAATTAACTTTAACAGAAATTTTAACTGCTGGACAGATACCTTCAGATGGAGCAGATGACAGTCAAAATATAATGAGATAATGAAAGAAATTTTACAAGAAATAGGAATCAATATAGGGATATCTGTAGCAGGACTTTTTGGAAGTTTACTATTAATAGGTAAACAAGCTACTGCAAATTTAAGAAATACTTTTTTTGCAATCATATCAGGAGTAGCTTCTGCTAATTATATTACTCCTTTAGTTATGGATATATCTAAAGTTGATGTAAAGTATCAAATGTCAGTAGCATTTGTATTAGGATTTTTAGGATTAAAAGGTGTAGAGTACATCACTAATAAATTAATAAAAAAAGAAAAAAATGACACTAACGTTAATTAATGCTTTTTGCAATGTTGTTATTTGCTTAAGCGTAAGTGCCTTTATGGTATTTGTATTTGGCAGATTAGATGTAACTGCTAAGTTTGGTATAGTACAAAAATGGATTGTTAAATCAGGACTTGCATTAGTTTCTGCAGGAGCTTTATTTAATTTTATTACATTAAGTAAACCACCATTTACTGAGATATTAATGAACATTGGATTAGCTATCTTATTTTTATGGGCAGCTATATTTCATTATACATATTTTGTAAAAAAGAAAAAATAATAACTTTTTAAAATGATTTCATATGAGTTATAATCATACTTTAAAATATAGAACTTTTGACAGTCTTCTTGCAGATGTAGCAAATGATTTTAAAAAGTATCAGTTAAAAGATTTAATTGATCCTAGTGATACTATTAAAGTTGCTAGAAGAGTAAACTATGATTTAGGCTTACGTATAAATCAAACTAAAGAAGTTGTAATAGAAATAGAAAAAGGTAAAGCAAAATTACCTAATGATTTTTATGTTTTAAATTTTGCATTAGCTTGTGGAAAATATGAAGCTAAAGTTTATTATCCGCAAGGTACACGTACAGAAGAAAAAATTATAGGAACTGTTGCACCTGAGTATCAGGTAGCACCACCGGAAATAATAGATTTATGTGAAACACCAATAGAAAGCTCATGTGATCCTTGTGATCCATGTTCTCAATGTGGTGCTGAAACAAATTGTGAACCATGTAATACGTGCTGTTCTAATCCAAGTTCCTGCACTTTGAACTGTAAGGGAGAGGTTACACAATTAGTGCAGGTTCTTACTTCTGAAACAAGAACATATAGTACACTACACCCAATTAAGATGATTAGTAATCCTAGAGAAATAGATTGTGATTGTCCTAATTTATATTGGGACAGTACTATTACAGGTTACATTAAAGACGGATGGTTTTATACAAGTTTTGAAACTGGGACTGTATATATTAATTATCAAGGTGGGTTAGAAGATAATGAGGGTAACTTATTAGTTGTTGATCATGAAGTAATTAATGAGTATTATGAATACGCATTAAAACAGAGAATAATTGAAAATCTTATTATGAATGATGAAGAAGTCAATCCTAATAAAATTCAGTTAATTGAACAAAGATATAGAGCTGCTAGAAATAATGCATTATCAATTGTAAATATGCCTAACTTTGCTGAATTAAAACAACTATATCAAGCTAATAGAAATGCTCAATACAGTAAATATTATGATATGTTTAGCAGTTACCCAAGAGTATACAATAGAAGATAATTATGGCAAAGAATAATAATGTACAAAATACAAGTTCTGCAGGAGGTGGAAGTTTTGATAAAAGTCTTAATGAAGATAATCAAGGCTTTGCTAAATCTCCTCAAGAATGGACACAAGCAAGAAATGCTGTAAACAATACAGTATCTGGAGATTTGTTTACATTAAGTAATGAATCTTCTAATTACTTATGTTCTGCTGTTCCTGATGGATATTCTATTATAGGTAAAATACGTTTATTAGGAGGTATGTGGGCAATATTCTCTACAGATGATACTGACTCAGAGATAGGTGTATTTAATGAAGATAGATGTACTTATGAAAAATTAGTAAATGATGCTTGTCTTAATTTCAAAACAACTAATTTAATTACAGGATCATCAAAAGAAAACTTTGATTGTAGCCGTCATATATACTGGGCAGATGGATTAAATCCAGATAGACATTTAAATATAAATGATATACCTTATATCTCACAAGATGTACCAGAACCCGGTAATCCAGACTGTATAGTTTCTCAACCTATTACACCATTACAATTAGACTGTGAAAAAATTAGATTAGAACCTATTGTTGACAATCTTGCGTTTAAAGTAACTGAAGGTACTACAGCTGGTGAATTACTTAATGGTTCTTATTATGTAGCAGGTGCATACTTAAAGAATGGTGTTAGAGTTACTGATTACTCATTACCTTCAAATGTTGTAGGCTTATGGAAGCATGATAACCTAGGTTCATCTTTAGAAATTGAAGTAGTAAATATAGACAAAGATTATGACGAGTATCAACTTGTATTATTACAATTTGCAAACTTTCAAGGTCCTTTAGCATTTGTTGTAGGTCAATATACTACAGATCAGAAAAGAATTACAATAACTTCTATTAATACAAAATGGGAACAGTTGCCTGAAGGTGAAGGTTCTATTTTAAGACGTAATCCTATTGCAGATAAATCAGATGCTATTTATAAAGCAGCAGATTATTTAATGCGTGTAGGTCCTACAGATAAACTTGATTTTAATTATCAACCATTAGCTAATCAAATTACAGCTAAATGGGTTTCAGTTGAATATGATTCAGAATATTATAAAAATGGAGGTTATGAAACTGGATATATGCGTGATGAAGTATATCCGTTTTTTATAAGATGGGTATTTAACACTGGTGATAAATCAGCATCATATCATATACCTGGTAGAGCGGCATTGCCGGCAGATTTAACTTTAGCAGGTACACAAAACTTATTACCTACTGAAAGTAATTCTTTAAAGAAATGGGAAGTATATAATACAGCAACAATAGATGCACCTTTTACACCATATACATTACCCGATGGTGGTAAAGTTATTGGTCAAGGTAAGATGTCATACTGGGAATCAACAGAAGAATATCCAGGAGATAAACCTGAAGTATGGGATGCGTTATGTGGTAAAAAAATAAGACATCACAAATTTCCTGATAATGCATCAGATACAAGTGCTAATATGGTTACTAATCACTATGATCCTAATGATGGTTCTAAGATTAGAATTATGGCAGTACAGTTTGATAATATTCAAGCACCTGTAGATAATGCTGGAAACCCTATTACTAATATTGTAGGTTATGAACTATTAAGAGGTTCAAGAGAAGGTAATAAAACAGTATTTGCAAAAGGTATGATTAATAACATGCGTGAATACTTTACGGATGGTGACTTTGATGATCCAAAATTTGCAAATGATACTTTACCTTTTAGAATTCTTGATGGTGATGGAAAACGTAAACTATATGCAAACTATCCTTTTAATCCAACAGGAGATGAGAGATTTTTGTCCCGTACTGAAACTGTTAATCAAGGTACGGCAAATGATACAAATTTAGATCCTGATGACAATACAGATTCTAATAATAATCCATATCCTAAATATTATTTAGATGCGGATAATCCATATGAATCAGATTATGTAAGAAAAGATTTCTTTACTTTTCATTCACCTGAAACAAACTTTAGAGATCCGTTTTTATCAGCCAAAGAAATAAAAGTTTATGGTGAATTAAATGGTCAAGCATTAGGTTCATTTGAATTTCCTGCAGATCATCCTAAACATAAGTTTATAGGTAATGGTGCTTTTTATACTTCAGTAATATTAGGTATTGGTTTTACATTAGTAAAAACAGCAGGTAGGAGAACTGTTGAAACACAAGGTATTAGATCACCATTAATAGGAGGTTTAACCGGTACATTACCTGGTGCTTTTAGTGCTTTTTTAGGTTACGCTCCAATTTTAGCAGCATCTTCTACAGCAAATGTTAGTGCTGCTGTAACAAAAACATTCTTAAACAACACGTCATTAGCTCCTATATTAGCAGGTATTAATCCTAATTTAATTTTAGATTCATCATTACTTACAATTAAAAGTACAGCTGCTATTGCTGGTGCAGATGGTGGAGAAACTCTTGAAAGACGTGAAGTATCAGATTGGGAAATGATACCAGATTGGATGAAACTTTTAGTAGGTGTTCCATCATTTTTAATGAATTTAGCAGAAGGTATTCAAAACTGGTTAGATATTTTTTATGCGTTTACTTCTTATAAACAACACGCATTACAATATGTATCACATTGTTTCTATGATAAGTTTTTACCACCAGATGCTAATAACTTAAGAAGAGGTATTAAACGTTCTTTATACTTAGATAATCAATTACAAGATTTTGATAACCAGTATAGAGTAAATAACATTTATAGAATCCGTACAGTTGGTATAAATACTGAGGATGATATTGCACATACTAAAACTACGGATGATACACAAAAGACAATAACAGAAGCTTTTGAATCATATGGTATTCAACAAACAACGCAAGGTAAAACTTTTAACAAATACGTTGGAAGAACTTTTCCTACAACTGCTGCATCACATTATGTAGGATTAAAACAACCTTTCAAAAATCAATATGGTCAAATATCTGATATAATACAATTACCAGTATCTACTAAAATGACAGACAAAACTAAGACAAAGTCTGATGTAATGTTTAATGGAGATACATATATAGGAAGATATACAGAAAAGAACACAATGTACTTTTTCCATAATTGGTTAAAAGGTCAACCTGACGGAGCAGAGATTAATTATTTAGATTATAAAATGGTAGCTCATCCAAGATTCTGGATGGATACTGATTTATTTGATGTTAATGAGTTTATTACATCATTAGGTTCAGTTTTTAAATCAAAAGGTAATTCAAATGCACCAAGTGATTTTGATTTCTTTCAAGGCACAAGTTCTACAGCTAATTGTGGATGCGGGTCAGGACAAACTATTGACGCAGTAAATTGTAAATTAATTGCAGATTGCGGTGATATAAATGCTGGTGATTTAAATGATTTATGTGATTTACAACAAGATGTTGATGAGGCAATAAATTATGCAACATTCTTAGAAGATTTATTAGATTGGCAAATTGAACATTGTAATGATTCTTCTTTTTCAGATCCAATTCCAGATCCTTTAAATTATCAACCTTGTCAAGAATGTATTGACTTACAAAGTGGAAGTAGACCTGTTACAAATGATTATAGCGGTTTTGGTTCTAACGGATGGAAGTTAGACAGTGAATGTGAACCAAAAGGTAAATGGAATAGAAGAATAAGAAAAGCTAGAAAAGCTATTGATAAAGCATTAGAAAAACTTAACAAAAAACAGAATAAAATTTATGATGATTATGTTGATTGTGCTCAAAGTGATGACGGATGGATAGCAGAATTATTTAGTGATGTAATATTTCCTAATAGAAAATATGCATTTGATAGAAAATTTTCAGCATTTGCTTTTGGTGTAAAAAATGCTTTTATGTATTTGTTTAACTCAGGTGTAAGAGATTTTTATGTTGAGTCTGAAGTAAACCTTGATTACAGAGACTATGGTGATAAAATAGATGAACAACATTATGACGCATATAGATTTTCTGATCTTAGACAAATCTTTCATACAGATAGAATTAAAGTAGGTAACTACTATAAGTATGATTATAGTTTAAGTATTAGTAAATTATTTGCAGGTTTTATTTCATGGGGTAACGTACAACAAAGAACATATGATCCAACAATTGCAGAAACTTGCTATGTATATAGACCAGACCGTATTATATATTCTCTTCCTACTAAAGATGAAAATAAAGCAGATTTTTGGACAGTCTATTTACCAAATAATTATGAAGATTTCAGCAGCCGTCCTACAGCTATTACAACAATAGGGCGTAATGGTGTTATGATATTCTTTGAAAGTAAAAGTCCAATACAGTTTGCAGGTGTTGATCAATTACAGACAGATGGTGGTACTAAAATTACAATAGGTGATGGTGGATTATTTCAACAACCTAGACAACAGTTTACTAATGCTGATGGAGCATATCAATATGGTTCATGTCAAGACGGATTATCTGTAATTAATACACCAGGAGGAGTATACTATATATCTCAAGAACAAGGTAAAATATTTCAAGTAGGTGAAGGTTTAAAAGAAATATCTAACTTAGGATTAAAATGGTGGTTTGCTAAATACCTACCTTATAAATTAACAGATTACTTTATCAATTTTGATATTACAAACAATCCTGTTGCGGGTATAGGATGTCAAACTATTTTTGATAATGAAAACCAAGTAGTATATTTCTGTAAAAAAGATTATGTACCAAGAGCAGATAAACTTCCTAAAATGAGTTATGATCCTGTACTAAATCAATTTTATTATAAACCGTTTTCAGTTAAAATACCAATTCAATTAGGTGATCCTATATATTTTGAAGATGCATCATGGACGGTTTCATTTGATCCTAAATACAATATTTGGGTATCATATCATGATTGGCATCCTGACTTAGTTATACCTAGTAGAAAAACTTTTATGACTACTAAAAATAATTCAATATGGGTGCATAATGATGATTGTCAAAGCTATTGTAATTTCTATGGTAAATATTACCCGTTTGAAGTTGAGTTTACTATACATAATCAAACTGAAGTATTTTCTATTAGAAATATAGTTTATTATTTAGAAGCTTATAGATACAATGATAATTGTGATGATAGATTTCATATATTAGATGAGAACTTTAATGAAGCAATTGTATTTAACTCAGAGCAATGTTCAGGATTATTAAAATTAAATTCTGCACCAAAAAATGCTCCAGATCAATTGATCACATATCCTCAAGTAAATATTGCAGATATTGATATAGTATTTCATAAAGAAGAACAAAAATATAGATTTAATCAATTCTGGGATATTACAAGAGACAGAGGTGAATTTAATCCTGCTGCAACACAAACGGTATTTAATACTGCAGCAAATGGTTATGTTAAAAATCTAAATCCTTTTTATTTAGATTATGCAAAAGCAGAGTTTGAAAGAAAGAAATTTAGACACGTTAAAAATTCAGTATTATTAAGAAAAACATTTAATGATTCAAATAAAAATGTTAACTTAATAATTTCTTTAGCTATTCAAATGAACTTAAAATCTTCTAGATAATGAAAGGTGAATTTAAATATACTAGACGTGAAGGTCTACCAGGAGGAGCAAATGAAATGAAACAATTTGCACAAGGAAAATTTTCAATTGATGGATATAAAAGATTTAGTCCTGATGTAAATAATCCGTTTAATATTATACCATCAGGAGATATCACCATGAAAGATGTAGACTTTCCTGTACACGGTGTAGATAACTTAGGAAACTCTCAAATAATGTATCCGGGTAATGATTATAAATTTCCGGGTAGCACTGTATTTGAAACTCCTTTACATGATTTAGATGATTATGAAGAAGCAGAACTTACAGATGAACAGATTGCTGAATTACGTGCACAAGGAATTAAGGTAGAAGAAGTTGATAAATTTCCTGATGGAGGACCTGTAAATACATACAAATGGGGAGATGTTAATGAAGAAGCTTTTACAGGTGCTGCAGGTTTAAATTCTAAAAAATTTGATTTAGATGTTTATGGTTCATATCCTTTAAATGTAAGAGAAAGACAACATCAAAGAGAACAGGGTGTAAGACTACCAGGTGATTATGAAGCAAATGCAAGTTATAGATTTAATCCTAAATTTAATATTAATGCGGGTGCATCATATAATTATGGTCATCCTTCTTATAATGTAAATACAAGATATAACACAGGCCCTTTTAATATAAATGCTGGTGCAAGTTTTAATAGAGGTCAATTAGCTTCATATAATTTAGGATTAGGTTATAATAAAGGTCCTTTTAATATAAATGCTGGTGCAGCATATAATTATGGTCAGCCTTCATATAATTTAGGATTAGGTTATAATAATGATAAAGTAAACTTTAATGCTGATGTAAATTTTCAAAATGGAAATCCTTATTATAATGCAGGAGTTAACTTTTTATTTCAAGACGGTGGTGAGAAAAAGATTTCTTTTGAAGAATGGTATAAGACTGTACCTGAAAGTAAAAATGATACTATTCATTATGATTTAAGAAGAGCTTATGAATTAGCTCCTCAAGAAGAACTAGATGCTTTTGTAAATTCAGATGCTCATTTGAGAAGTGTTTATAAACAAGCTGATGGTATATATGAGTTTGTAAAAAGAAAAGATCATCCTACAGTACAAAAAGAAATAGAGTGGTTTAATTCTCCAGATGCTGCTGAGTTTAGAGAAAATTATGAATTAGATGACTCTGGTGATTACTACAGATATATTCCTAAACAACAAACAGGTGGTGAGGAAAAAGAACTTCCTAAAGCTCAAAGTTTAGGAGAAGTAAAAAGTGATTTATTTGGTCCAAAGCCCTCTTTAACTCCATTTACAGGTCGTGATTTAGAATATGAAAGACAGTATGTAAAAGATAACTTTGGTAACCCTAATAGAGAAGTTGCTAATAAAGTTTTTGCTTACATGAAGTTAATTGAAGAAGCAGATGCAAAAGATGCTCAAAGAAAAGAAGAAGCTTACTTAAAAAAGTCTGTACCAGTTTCAGATAAAACAAAAGTTGAAACTGGTATTATTAAACTACCTTCTCCTCAAGAAAAAATTGCAGCTGATCAACGTGCAAAAGCTAAAAAAGAGGAACAAGAGCAGTTTGAAAAAGAAGTATGGCAAGACTATAGTAAAATGTCAACTGCTGAAAAAGTTTTTGATAGAGCTCAAGCTTTTATGGTTGATCCATATGGGATGACAGCAAGATTTTTAACAGGAGATCAAGCTTATATTCCTGGAATGGGTAGAGGTTTATTAAATCATGATAATCCTTTTTATGATAACTATCTTAGAGCTGTTGGTTATACACCAGGACAAATAGAACCATATGATATAGGTCATATAGTTAATCCAATGTATTGGGGTACTTCAATTGGTAATAACATACGCAAAGGTAATTATGGTACAGCTGCTTTAGAGTCAGCTTTAACTTTTGCACCTTTCTTACCTAAAGGTACAGTTAGTATAGGTAATGTAGCTAGAGGTACAAGAATGTTAGGAGATGATTTTACTAGAGCTGGTAAATATCTTACTGAAGGTCCTTTAAGAAATGCTTATAAATTGAATTCTGAAGCTTTAAAAGAAGCACCTTTAAACACTCTATATCATGGAAGCAACAATCCTAATTTACAATTTGATGATATAATTTTTACAGATGTAAATCCAAATGTTGGAGCAAGACCCGGTCAATTTAAACAGAGAGCATTAGCTAGTGGAGATCCTTTAGAGTTACCTGGTGGATTTTACACTAATGATTTATCTACACCAAAGTTTATGGGTAATTTTGATTACAGATATAGTATGAATATCCCTGCTGATGCAAAAGTTTTTAAATGGACTTCTGGTATTTCTGATAATATTTCTGTAAAAAAATTACAAGAATTAAAAAATAAAGGTTACGATATTATTGAAGGAAAAAATGTATTAGGACAAACTGAGTACATACCGTTAAATAAAGATATTATAAGTAATTGGAAAAAATTTGAAGCAGGTGCGCCTGAGTTAGAAGCAGCTAGAAATATAAGATTTAAAACAGAAACACCACATTGGTGGAAAGGTTATCCTAAACAACTATCAGGTTCTAGTCAAATTGAAAAACAATTTGGTTTATCAATAGATGAATTAAATACAAAAGGTATAGTTAAAAAACTTAAAGATGTAGAAAAAAATGTAGACTTAGGAATAGGAAAATATGACCATACAAATTTAATTGAATATGAAAATGGATTACAGCTGCATACATATTCTAAACCTGGGAGTAAAGTAGATGATGTTATTCTTGTTTTTGATCCAAAAACAAATGAAAACATTGCTTACATGAGAAAATATTTAAAAGGAGATTTTCCTCCTAAAGGAGGTGTTTGGGAAGATTTGCCAACTAATGAGTGGCATATTAAAGCAGATATGCCTACAGTAAATAAAGACTTAGTTAAATTTGCTAATAAAGAATTAGAAAAAATTGTACAAGTTAAACCTATAAAGTATGAAAGTAACACTATTTCTACAGATGGTTTAAGATATTGGAATCAGCAACAAAAACATGGGTATTCTGCAATAGATGACTTTACCACGCCTAGTGTAAGTGCTGCTGGTAAAGATGATTTATTTAAAAATCTTAAATATTCTAATGATGATAATGCTTTTGAAGCAGTGAAGTTTGCAACTAAAGAAGATGCTATTGAAGGTGCTGCAAGATTGGAAAACTTAATGAAAAACCAAGGATTAGATTATAAAGTAATCATTAATAACGATAATACTTTAAAAATAGATTTACCTAAATTACAAAGAGCTTATTATAAGGGAGGTCCAGTATTTCAAGATGGTGGTGAATACATAGAAGCTAAACTAAGTCTTGAAGAAATTAAAGAATTAAAAAAACATGGATATCATATAGAAGAATATCAAGATGGTGGTGAGGAAAAAGATCCAGATCCTGTTACAATGCAAGAAGTTACAACAACACCATTATCAAGATTTTATGGAGAATATGATACTCAAAATCCTTATACTGATTTCTTCAGAAGTAAGAAAGATAAGTATTTGAGTAGAGGGGATATGGGTTTACAAAAATTGTTTAATATTAATGAACGTAATTTTCCTGAAGCTGAGATTAATAGAATCTATGATGAGTATCAATATAATAGAAACAACTATGCTATAGAACAATTTGCTAAAGAAAATAATATTGATTTAACAGATAGAGAGTCTATAATGAATAATCCTGCTAATGCTAAAGTACTTTCTAAAGCAATGGCTAATTCAAAGTATGGTAAATATTTGCAACCATCACTTTGGGCAAGAACTAAAGCAGGAGCAGTATCTGCAGCTAATGCTTTATTAGATGGTCCTCAAGGAATATATGGTCCAACATTTACACCAGACATTAAAGGATTAACAACTGCTGAAGAATATGAATATTATTATCCAAATAGTACTTTACAAAAGGTAGGAAATGTAGCTGATGTACTTTCTTTTGTAGATATACTAGGTGTACCTCTTATGAATCAATTAACTGATAATAGAGATTATGCAGAGAACCCTTCTACATTAGGAGAGATAGCTTCTGGTACATTAAATGCAAGAACTTCTCCTATGGCTGCTTCAGTACCTAGTTTAGCATTAGCACCAGCAGGTATACTAGGAGCACCTGATGCAATAAGTTTAGGTTTAAAAGGATTAGGTAAAGTTGGTAAAGTTGCAGATGATGCTGTAGAATTATTAGCTAATAATTTTACTAAACAACTACCAGGTTCACCTAACATTTTAAATAATCCTTTTATAGAATCTAGAAATAGTTTATCAAATGCTACATCAGGTACTAGTAGTTTTTTAAGTGAACTATTAGGAGAACTAACTCAAGGTTCATTAAATAGAAAAAAAATTGAAGAAGGTAATCAATGGTTACAAGAGTGGATAAATCATCCTAGCACTCAATGGAAAATTCATAATGATTTAAATAAAGTAAGAAAACAATATTCAGATTTTTATCCAAAAAATTCAAGTGCACTTACAGGGGCTAATGAACTAGCTGACTTAATAGAAATACAGTCAAGAATTTTTAACCCTAATAGTAAAGAATATAGTCTGTTAAAACAATTTAAAGATAATTTAGATCTGTATACTAAAGTGTTAGGATTTAATAGAAATAAATTTATAAAACCTATGCATGTTGGAAATTGGGGAGTAAGTTACCAACATAGATTTCATCCTGAAAGAAGACAAGAATTTCTTGATGATCCAACTAAAATTCCTGATAGATATGGTAGTTATATTTCTAGAACTCCTAATATGAGTCCTGAAGATAGAGTAAGTACTACAATTCATGAAGGTACTCATGATTGGATTAGCGAAGAAGCTTTTAAATTACCGGGAGGAATGCAAGATTTATCTTTAAAATACACAGATCCTGAAATTAAAAAAGATTATTTTCAGTATAGAAAATTAAGAGACTTTGGTGAAGATCCTGATATTGTGATGGGAAAAGAAAAAGCTTATCAAGCTTATTTGGCAGAACCAACGGAAATGCATGCTAGGATAATGGAATTAAGACACCATTTAGGTATAAAACCTGATGATGTAATAGATGATGACTATGTAAAAAAAGTAGTAGAATATATAAAATCTGGTAATTCTCCTATTGACGGTGAAGGATTTTTACGTGTGTTAGGAAAAGATAATGAAACACAAGCTAAAGGATTAAAAGAATTATTTAATGGATTTTGGGCAGCGGCTCCTATAACAATTGGTGTAGGTGCAGGATTAATGGATAATAAAAAAATAGGAGGTGAAACTGAACTTACTAAATATCAAACTAAAGGTGAAGTAAAAAATAGAAAAGCAGAATGGGAAAGATATGAAAAAGAATTAAGTATGCCTAAAATAGTTGCTAAGTCTAAATACTTACAAGAGTTATTAGCAGCAAAACAAGAATGGGAAAAAGCTCAAACTAATAAGGTAGAAAGTTCTTATATGCCTATTGAAGCTAGAATGAATAAACTTGATCCTAGAAATAACCCGTTTATTCAAAGCTCTCTACCTGATGCAGAATATTATAAACCTGAGAGAAAAGTTATAGACAGATATATACCAGAAGACGTAACTCAAGGTAATAATGCTGGTAAATATAATAATCCAAATTTATATGAAAATGTTATAAAAGACAATTATATACCAGAAAATTATAATTTTAATCAACCTAATAATGCTGGTAAATATAATAATCCTGATTTATATGAAAATGCTGCAGAAGAAAAAACACAACCAATAGAAAAAGTACAAGCAGATGCTTCAAATATTAATTTACAAGATTATACAGCATTATTAAATCCTTTAAATAATCCTATATTAAAGGCAGCATTAAATGTAGATCCGAGTTATTATGCTCCAAAAAAAGTTAGTAAATATAATAATCCTAATTTATATGAAGATCCTCAATTACATAAAGTTTCAGATGATTCATTTAATTGGTCTGATTTATTTAATATTGAAGAATCAATGGGAGGTAAACATATGAGTCCTGCACAAGGTGTATTAGACGCAATGCATCAATATGGTGATTTAGCAAGTAACTATTTAACAAGACAAAGTTTAAAAGGTAATAAAGAAGCTGAAGTTAAAACTAAATCTTTGTTTGAATTAGGTAATGAAGAAATTACTGATGGTCAAGAGTCTGTATTAACAGAACCGTTAAAATTTAGTGAAGACTTTGAAATAAAAGATAAACATTTTAATCCATTAGGTAGAAGGGTGTATAGACAAGAATATTTAGATTTGAATAATTTAAAGTTTGGTTATAGAAATAGAGGTAATTTTAATCCAATAAATACTCAAACTGGAGCTATAACAAGCTTTCATCCTTTTGAAAAAAAGAATAATTATTTAAAAAGATTTAAATCAGTTTCAGATAATGCAACGTTTATAGGAATTAATCCAAACGGTGAATTTAAATCAGGTTCAATTTCTGATTTTGACTCAAATGATTTTATTACAAGAACTGTATCCAATGTGATAGATGACTTTTTATTAAATAATGATGGAACTGTAAAATTAGATAAACGTAATAAAAGCAATCCTAATGATCTGGTTCCTGTTGTAAAAGTTATTGAAAATGGTAAAGAAAAGTTAGGTAGTTTAAATTTACTCGCTAAAGATAAAAAAGATGCTATAAATGAGTATGGTCCAATACAAGGAGGTAGAGTAATTTTAAAAGGTGCTGATGGTTCTCATGTATTTGTTTCAGGTTCTATACAAAATGTATATGAAGCTTTTAAGGAAATGAGAGAAAGAACTAATAAGCCTGTTACAATTATTACTTTAGATAACGGTGCTTATAATATGGGTATTAGAACTAAAGATAATAGACTTACAACACAAGATTTACAAGCATACGATAAACAACATGTTGGTGGAGGTAACTTTTTATATTTAATGCCGAATGATAATCAATCTTTTTACCCGCAAAATGATTTTGATTATAATAAATTGATACCTCAGTCTGAAAAGTTTAAAACAGGTGGTGAATATTTTGATGCTGAGTTAACACCAGAAGAAATCAACTGGTATCTTAGTCAAGGATATAAATTAGATATCTTGGAATAAACTTTTTATATTTACAATTATTTACTCAAAATTTACTATATTTAATTATAACATGTTATGATGAAAAAGAAAGTAAGAATATATAAGAAACCATGTATGAAATGTGGTGGACAAACTCATATGAAAGAAGGAGGTCAGTTTGAACCTCATATGATGTATAATCCTGAAACAGGTCAAGGTTTCCCTGCTGAATCAATGGAGGATCATTTAAGTATGAAAGAACAAGGCTTCTTACATAAAGAAGAGATGCCTAAAAAACAATTTGGTGGTAATCAATTTTCTAAAAGACTTGCTAAAGAATTAAAATCTACTTATAAACCTTTTTCATCTACGGCTCCTCAAAATCAAAATACTGATGAAGTTGTAGGAGAACGTAAAAACATGTTTGTATCCAAACTTTCTAATAATGCTATGGTAAGCATGGCTGAACAAGAAAGACAAAATATGATTCAAGAACAATCTCAAAATCCTTTTATGAAAATGGGAGGATCACCTTTCTACAATATGGGAGGTAATTATATGTCAGATCAATTTGGCGGACAATATACACAAGACATGTATATGCCTATGATGGAAAATGGTGGAGATACAGAAAATACACAAAACCCAGAAGTAGATCCTATAGAAGAAGCTTTAAAAGATCCTTATGCTTTTGATAGTTTATTTTACAAATATTTTGGTACAGATTATTCAACATATGAAAAATCTAAAAAAACTATTAAAGGTTTTGGTGACGTTAAAAACTTTGTAAGTTTTGTTGAATCAGGACCTATGCAGAAAAAAGCAGCTACTATGTTCTTAGGAGCTTTATTATCTAATAATCCTAAATTCTCTTATGATATTGGTAATCAATTAGACAATTTAGATGTAAGTACATGGTACTCATTAGATGTTTTACCATGGTCTAATGAAGATAAGTTAGAGGATATGGCTGCCATTGCAAGAGAAGAAGCTAGAGGTAAAGTTTATGATGAAGCTCAAACAAAAATGAAAGAGTTTGATCAGAAGTTTGATGATGAATTGTATTTAGAGTTAAAAACAACTTTAAATGAAAAGTTTAATACTGCAACAGGAAAAGATGCTAAACGTTATGAAAAACAATTAAACAATCTAGAACGTATTAAAGGAGTTATTCAACAACATAAAAAAGATCCTAACAGTATTATTAATTATCATTTACCTAATCAAATTGATTGGGATCCATCTAATTGGGGAGAAGCATATGGTGATTTTATTGATATGTATGATGCTGAATTTGGAACTGATAAAAATCCAACACCTTTAACTGATCAATATCAAGTAATTTCATATGCTGGTATTGCAAGTGATATACGTAACAAAATTACTGGAATTAGTCCTAATGCACCAGGTGTAAAAACAGCTTGGACTAAACAAAATTTTATCAACGATGATATTGTATTTAATAAAAGCGGTGTAGATAATTATCTTGAAAGAGGTGAACTTTTAGAACCGGTAGAAATTACAGACGAATCTGAAGGTGATAATGATGAAGATGCTTTATTGGAAGAAGCATTAAAAAATCAAACTCCTCCTGCTGAAGCACAAACACCTGTTCAACCAAAAGTAGTTGTACCAAAACCTAAAAAACAACAACCAGTACAGAATACACAACCTACTATATATGAAGGTCAAGGTAAAAAAGGTTTATCTGAAAGAGCAAAAAAATTATTGTTGATGAAAAGTCAACAAAACAAGTATGGAGGTAATATTAATACTTATGAACACGGTGGTCAACATGAAAATTATATGAATGTTCCAGGAGATGCTTTTAGTAACATTTATAGTAATGATGAGTTAAGAGAAAAACTTAATAATAGATTTTTGCAAGCAAATCCTCAAAACATTCAAGACATTCAAGCTGAAGAACAACCAGAAATGTTTCCTGCTTTTAAAGATTTAAAATGGTATGATAAACAAACTACCGGATTTGACAAGTATGCTACTAAAGGTGAGGTAGGTCCAATCCCAACAGGTATTGGTCCTTATTTTAATAAAATTGGAAACATGTTTGAAAATGTTGCTCAACCTTTTAGAAAAGCCGGTTGGCATATGAAAGAAGCAATGTATAATCCTAATGCTGATTTTGGATATAGTAGAGAAGATGGTATGCAAGTGCGTATGAACAAAGACGGTGAAGAAAAGTTTGATGTATTAGGTTCTTACGGAAATGCATTAAGAATGAATCCTTTCATGACAATTGGTGCTACTATAGGTAATATAGGACAAGTTGCAGGTGACGTAGCTTTAAATATGAAAAGAATGAATGAAGATAGAAGATTTCAAGATTTTGTTCAACGTAAAACTATGGCAGATCAATCTTTTAGTCCTGTTGATAATGAGTTAAAAAGAGGTAACTGGACAGTTAATCAAGGATATTTTAATCCTGATTTAACTACTATGCAACCTTGGTTTACAGGTCAAGCTAAATATGGCGGTGACATAGTTAATATGAGTGATGAAGAAATAAAAAGATTTTTAAGAGCAGGTGGTCAAATTGAATACCTAGATTAATTATAGCATTATGAGAAAAGTAAAGATATTAAAACATCCTGAGATGAAAAATGGAGGTGCAACACAAATGTTTGGCGCACAAACTCCTCCTGTTGATAGAACAGTAAGTCCTGGTCCAGGATCATATCACGGTGGTAATGATCCAGAAATTAAATTAAATCGTACTTTAAAACCTACTACTAAAGAAAATGCAACTTTAGAAGCTGAAGTAGGTGAAACTATTGTTACTAATTTATCTGGTGATGGTATACCTGAATTTTATAATATAAGTGGTAAAAGACATTACAAAGGTGGTACATATTTAAATGTCCCTGAAAATTCATTTATATTTTCAAGAGACAAATCTATGAAGATAGATGATCCTGAATTATTAAAAATGTTTGGTAAGTCTGGTAATAAAAAAAGTTATACTCCTGCTGAGTTATCTAAATCTTATGACTTAAACAAGTATAAAGAAATTCTTGCAGATCCTTCTTCTACAAAGAGAGAAAGAGATACTGCTGAACAAATGATTAAAAACTATAATTTAAAGCTAGGAGCATTAGCTTTAGTACAAGAATCAATTAAAGGATTTGATGGAGGTATTCCTAAAATAGCAATGCCTTATCTAGAATCTGTAGGAATAGACCCAACTCAATTTGTTAATCCTGAAATGGGACCAACACCTGAGCAAATGCAAACTGCTATGTACGGTAAAGAAATAAAATCTAAAAATCCTTTTGTTAAAGCACCAATGTTTAAGAAAGGTGGTGAACTTACTAAGTATCAAACTGAAGGTGATGTTAAAAAAGGCGATTCTGGTGATGCTGAAAAAGAAAAAAAGATAAAAGCTGGTGTAAATAAAGCTGTTAAAAAAGGTAGAAAAATCACAGTTTATAAAAACTCAAAAGGTAAAAATCAGTATTTTGATCATAGAGGTATGATGATTAGTCCTGCTACTTTTAATGATGATGACATTTTTGTAGATAGCAAAGGTAATCCAGTACATAGAGATGGTTCAAAAAAAGGAACTGAATATATTGATTTAGGTCAAGGAGAATACATTGAAAAAGCTAAATATGATCAGTGGGTTAAAGATGGTGCTGATTCAGATAAGATGGATGATTATTTTGAATTGGTAAGTCCTGAAGTAGGAGGTGATGTTTTTACTATGACTGATGGTAGTTTATCAACTAGACCAAAAATCATAACTAAAAAAGATAGAGCAAGTGCTTTTGAAGGTGATGTTTCTAAATATTTACCAGAAGGTGAGCTTACAGATGAATATGCTGATGCGTATGCTAATTTAGCACAAAGATTAGAAAATGATCAACAGTTAAGAGATCAGATATTTGAACAGTATAAGCAAAATATAAAAAAGGCTACTCCTAATGCAAAAGGTAATATACAAGAAGCTGAAGGATTAAGTCAAGAAGAAGTTATTAATAGATTTTTAAATGCACAAAAGCATTTTTTAATAATTCAACAAAAAGGTTTAGGTTATAAACCTGAAGATGGAGATACTTGGCAAAAAAATATACAAGGTCAACCAGGTTTTCAACATCCTAAAGCATATCTTGATGCAGCTGATAAAGCAGGATTACCTCCCTTATCAAATACTGATGCATTAGTATTTCAGACATTTGTAAACTCAGCAAATGATTTAATAAAAAATGGTGTAGATATACCTGGTTTTGTAACTAGTGCTACAGGATATCAAGGTGAGTTTTCATATGAAGATGGTGTTGTAGGTGGGATGACATCTCAACAAGGTGCAAATGCAGCAGAAGCAAAATATAAATATCAACTTGATGATATACAAGATCCTCAAATAGAAGACTATCAAGATGTAGTTGATGAAGGTCAACCTAATATTGCACCACAAGGTGATTTACCTTGGCATACTCAAGATTTAATAAACTTATATGGTGCTCAACAAGATTTAGCAAGTATTAAAAAATACAGACCTTTTAGACCAGCATTACAATTTGATACTCCAGAATTTGCAGGTGTAGATTTTAGAGGAGCTGCCTCTAGACTTTCATCTGGTGTTTCAGGAGCTGCAGAACAACTAGGACAATTTGCAGGTCCTCAAGCTTATAATGCTAGAATGGCTGACATATTTGCTAAGAACGCTCAAGGTGTTGGTGATTTACGTCAACAAGAATATACAACTAATCAAGGTTTGTTAGATCAGTTTAATACTAATGTTGCTCAAATGAGTAATCAAAATGCTATATTGCAATCTAATTTAGATAAAAGATTCTATGATGAAAATGCAACAGCAAATCAACAGTTTGATAATGCTAGAAGAATGGCTAAAGCTAATTTAAGACAAGCATTTAATCAAGGAATAACTAATGTTGATAAAACAAAATTGTATAATGAAATGTATGATGATTATGATATAATACCAGGTGGGTCTACACTTAGTTCTATTAACACTCGTAGAAATCAAAATCCTTCAAATATAACTGCAGATAATACATCTAGTACATATAATCAATTTGATACATATGCTGGTAACATTAGAAAATCACTTCCTAATGCTACTGATGATGCTATATTAAACAGTTATTATAAAGATCAACAATTTAAAAATAAAAAGAACTCAAGTAATCCCGTAGTTTATCCTAATTATAATTATAATGTTGGTCCTCAATATTATGATCCAAGATATATGACAGGATATAATCAAAATCCATACGGAAATTCTTATGATCCTTATGGTTATTATGATTAATAAACTTATGAGGTTTGATAAACTTATATTATTTTTATAGTGTAATAAATATAAAACATGGCAACTTATTTACAAGGCGTAACAGATTATATACCACAAATACAACCGTGGTCTCCAGATTTTAACTTATATGCAAAAGTTTTAGATTTTAAACAGTCTAGACAAGATGCTGCTGTTAAACAACTTTCTACATTATATGGTTCATTACTTAATGCACCTTTAACTAGAGAAGATACTGCTGAGACTAGAGATAAGTTTTTTAAGACTATTGATCAAGACATTAAAAAAATGGCTACTCTAGATTTATCTAAAAGACAAAATGTAGAAGCTGCTAGAGATGTATTTAATCAAATACTAGATAATGATCTGTTTGTAAAAGACATGATATACACTAAAAATTGGATGTCTGAATTTCAAAAAGGTCAATCATTAAAAGGTTGTACAGATCCTAAAAAATGTAACGGACAATGGTGGGACGGAGGAGATCAATATATGAACTTCAAAAGAATGGAGTTTAAGAATGCCTCTGCAGAAGACGCTATGAATTTTGGTAATGTAAATTATGTTGCAAAACAAGATGTTACGCAAAAAGCAATTGAGTTAGCTAAAGAACTTGATATAGAAATTGAAGCAGCTCCTCAATTAAGTGGAGGTTTTATCATTACTGGTGCTACTGATGATGTTGAGGAATTTAAGCAATACAATCAAATATTTAGCGGTTTAATTGGAAATGATCCTTTAGTTAGAGAATATTACAAAGCTATAGCATATAATGAAAGAATGGGGTATGCTTATCAAAATGAACAACAGTTTGGTTCTATAGATGCAGCAAATGCAGCATATATTAATCAAGCATATGATGTTTTAAATGGTATATCTTCAGATAAAGAATCAGCACAAGATGCTAAAGAAAATAATGCTAAGCAAATAAAACAAGTTAATCAACAAGCTGGAAATGATATACCTGCTAGAAGAGATAGTTATATTAGTATATATCAAGATCTTGTTAAAAAACAAGGTGCTTATGAAGCTACAGAAGAATTATTAACCCATACAGAAAATGTTGCTAAAACAGCATTAAACTATGCTGAAAATCCAAAGGTTAGTGGTTCTTATATGGATGAAGTATTAGGACTTAATTATTTAGAAAAAGATATTACAAATGCTGCTTATCAAATGGCTATGAAAAAAGTCAAAGCTGGTGATATTAAAATAAATGAGTATGAACTTGAAGCTACAAAACTAAAAAATAGAATAATTTTTGAAGAGATTCAGCAAGAAAATAAACTTGATCTTATAGATTATAAAAATAATTTAGAAAACATTAAGAAAAAAGTTGGTGAAAATGGTACTGCCAACATGAATACTCCAGAACAAATAGAAGTACCAGGAGCTACTGCTACAGGTAATTTAGAATCTGATAGTTATGATTTATTAACTAGAACATATAAAGCTTGGGAAGAAGATGCTGCATCAGCAAGAACTGATTTAAGTGGTGCTGAAGCAAGTTTATATAATCAAATGTTAAAAGCTGCTAAAGGAGAAGCTGACTTAGGTGATGTTCAAGCTAAGTATGATTATATCAAAATGACTAAAGCTTATTACAAAGGTTTAAAACAGTTAGAGCAAGGATATAATTTAGGCGGAGGATTAACAGGAGAAGACATAGACCCAACAAAGGTTAATTACCTACCTAATTTAGCAGAGTATACAAAGGTGATCAATAAAATGAATAAAGCTACAACACTAGATGAAAAGTATAGAATTGCTAAAACAATGAATATAGACTTAAACAAGTTATCTGGAGCAGGTGTTGATCTTATTTATGAACAAACATTAAAACCTTTTTTAGATAAGAATAGCAAGCATGCAAAATTAAGAAAAGGTGTATATGGTAGCATATTAGAAAATAGTGGTGAGATTTTAAATGCAATTGAATCTAAAAATTTAATACTTGAGAATTTTGATGAGACTTATAAAAAACAATCAGCTCAAGTCATTAAAGACAGTAGAACAGGTGTTTATAAAAGTATGTCTCCTATATTTGAAGCATATATTGATCCTACTACAGGTAAACCTAGAAATGAAAGAGCATTTGTTCAAACATTTAAACAAGTTAGAAGGACTGTAAAAGATGCTGATTTACGTGATAAATTAAATGATTTATCTGATGAAAATATTATTGAAATTTATAGAGGTACATATGAAGATATTGAAGATTTTGTAAATTTATCATTTGATGAATTAAAGACGTTTGAAGATGTTCAGTTAAGAGATATATGGAAAGCTGCGTATACAGAGTATGTGAAACCTGAAGCTAGTAGTACTTTAGTACCAGGAGCAGGTGATAAGTTTGCTATGGGTAATAAATTTTCAAATGTTGATCCTGATGCTGTTAATAGTAATGGTATGAAAGGTGGTGTTTCATTTATTAAAGATGCATTAAAATCAGATGGTGCTATTGTAGATATTAATAATTTTTCTCAAACATTACCGGAATTAGCTGATGAAACAATTAAGAGAAATAAAAATATTTTAAATCAAATTTTAAATGGTATGACTCTTTACAAAGGTAAGGACTATAGACCATACTTTGATATTACATATACAGATGTTGCAGGTGGTAATTCACAATATGCTGCAGTTAATTTAAAAGTTAATAACCCTGCATTTTTTGATAAAAATAAAGGTGATGAAAAAAATAGAACCGCTATATACCAAAATAAAGAAAGATTAATGTCTGAAGGTATGACTGTATATTTACCAAAACAAGACGCAAGTGCCTCTAATTTATTTGTTCAAAATGCACAAAGAAATGATGTAGATAAGATTATTGATTGGAAAGGATATCTTGATTTAAAACAATATGACTTTAATGAATATGTTAAAGATTTAAAACTTGTAAGAAACCCTGATAATTCTTATGATTTAAAAGGAGCAGTTAGAGTAGGTGTTAATGAAAATGGGGTTGAAGAATTTGATGCTGCAGAAAAATATTTTCATTTTGAAGCTAACAAAAAAATGTCTGATATTTTAACAGCAATTAATAATGGAGTTAAGGTTATTACAGAGCAAGGTAAAGCACAAGATGAAAAATTAAAATCTAAATAATAATGGCTGTTGAAAATAATTTAAATGAGGAAGAACCAAAGTCAAATGCTAATTTAGGTTTTGATTTAGGTCAATATATACAAAGTAAATATGTAGCTCCTCCATCAGAAGAGTCTACTCAATCTGTACCAAGACCTGCTCCAAGAATAGATATAAATGCAGAATTAGGTTACAATCCAGCAGAAGAACTTAGTAAGTATATGGCAGAAAACTTTAAAACAAGTATTGATGCCGGAATGATGGATTTACAGGATCTAGAAGAAATCAATAAGAATATGAATAAAGATCCATATTCTATTGATGCAACTAGAACTATGTTACAAAATCAATCTACATATAATCTTCCAGATGATCCTTTTGGAACATTTAAATCTATGATGGGTGACTTTAGGGATCCTAATGAACAGAACACATTTTATAAAAGATATTATGAACACCCTAAGTTTGATCAATTAGGGTTTAGTCCATTTAGAAATAATGAAGAGTATTATAATTCTAATTCTAGTGGATGGGATGACTTTAGAAGAGCTGGTGGTGAAATGCTTACTTTAGCTGGAATAGGTCTTGCTGAAAACTTTGGGTTATCAGATTTAGAAGATATTACAACTTCTAAAAGATATGCTGAAGCAGCAGCTATTGGTACATCATCTAGAAAAGGTTTAGGTGCATTTGCTACAAATACATTTTTAAATTCAGGATATACAGTAGGATTAATTTTAGGTTTTGCTGCTGAAGAAGCATTACTTATTGGTGCTGAAGCATTAGGTGCTACATTATCTCCTGCAACAGGTGGTACATCATTAGGATTAACTGGAGCTGCAGCAACAAGACAAGCTTTCTCAATAGGTAAGTTTGGTAAAAATTTAGCTAAGGCTTATGAAGCAGCAATGCGTACTAGAAAATTAGTAGATAAAGTACAAGATGCATCTAAAGCTAGAAAGTTTTTTAATGCTACTATGAATTTTCTAAATCCTCTTGAAAATACAACAGATTTCTTTAAAACTATAAATCAATTAGATGATTTATCAAAGTTAACAAAAACGGTAAGAGGTGTTGGTGCATTTATTAAAGATACAAGAGGTGTTAGAGCAGCGTGGAATGAAGCTGCGTTAGAAGCTAATATGGTGCAAGATGAAATGCAACGTAACTTATTAGCTGAGTTCAAAGCTAGAAATAATGGTAGATCACCTAATAAAGAAGAAGCTGCTAAAATGGCTGCTACTATTAAACAAGCTACATCAAGTACTGCTTTACATAATGCTGTTTTAATTTTAGGAACTAATAAACTTACATTAGGTCCTCTGCTAAGACCTATGAATAGAGCATTAGGTGGTGGTATATATTCTTTAGGTAAAGGTGCTGGTAATTTTATTTATACAGCAAGTAAAAAAGGAGTACCTGAAGCATATAAGCTTTTATCAAAAAATTATGCAAAAAGAAGTTTACAATTATTAAGACATCCTAAAGCTCTCCTACAAAGACAGTTATTATACAGTACTGATAACGTAATGGAAGGTATCCAAGAGGTATCACAAGAAGCTATTGCAGATTGGCAAAAAGAATACCATACTGCAATGTTTGAAGGTAATGAAGCCAGAGGTGCTTATTATGATTTCTTAGGAAGAAGTATAGAAAAACAAATGAGTCCAGAAGGATTTGAAGTTTTTATGTCTGGTTTCTTAATGCAAAAATTTGTAAGTCCTTTAACTATTGCGGGTGGGAAAGTATTTGATAAACAAAATTATTCAGATTTAAGATTATTTGCTACTGATCGTGAAGCTTATTATAAAGCAAAAAAAGATAGACAGAAGCAAGATGAAGATACTGTAGCAAAACTTAATGATTTTTACAAAAATAATACTGAGTATTTAGCAGGTGACCTTATGAATCTTGTAAGACAAGGTGAGTATGCAGCAATGCTTAAAAATGCAGAATCTATAGGTGATGCTAAATCATGGCATGATATTAAAGACTCATCACGTTTTGATCATTTTATGAATCTTATACGTCATAATAGATTAGACGGACATTTAGATTTACTAAAAGGGTTAAAAGATTTAACAGCAGATGAGGTTATGGAAGAATACAAAATGGATCTAAATACTTTCCATGATGTAATTGACAAGTCTGTTGAAAGAGCTGAATCTATACAAAATACTTATAAAGGCTTGCAGGCAAAAATGCCTAGTCCTGTAAATTATAAACAGTACAAATATGGTAGTCCTGAGTACATGGACGCTTTTAGATCTCATAAAGCTTGGAATGATGTTATAGAATCAATAGCATTTAATAAGTTTGCTTTTCAAAGAAGTTTGGAAAGAGCTGAATCTATTGTAGGAAATGCTCAAAATAATTTAGGTTTAAAGAATGTTGCTTTTTCAGAGTTCAGTGCTATGTTTGGTAAAACATCTTTGAAAAAAGAGTTAGACACTTTGAGTCTTGAAATAAGTACTTTAGAAAAAAGTGCTATTTTAACTGATGATATTAAAGAACAGTTAAAAGACAAAAAAGAAAGAATGAAACTTTTAAAAGAGTTTAATTCAAATGTAGATAATGTATTAAGCAGAAGTGCAAATGAAAAGTTTGATGATCCTGTACAATATGAATCATTATTAAAGGCATATACAGATTACGTAACTTACTTAGCTAAAAAAAGCGGAGATCCTATAGATTCAAGTGAAATTGAAAGTTCTTTAACTGAAGTTATTGATTATTACAAGTTAAAAGGAAGAACTGAAGGTATGGTTGAAATTGTTAATTTTATGATTGATCCTGAAGGTTTTAATCAATTATTTAAAAGACAAGTAGACATATACCAAAATGCTGAGTCTTCTATGAAAGAAGAAATAAAAAAATCATATGATGCTTATAAAAAAGGAAATAAACTTCATAATGATTTATTGAATGCATTAGCTGATATGGGAGTTTTTGTTAGACTTGAAGATTTACAAGCATTAAAAGATGAAGGTATATTTCCTGAACATTTCTTTTATGTTAGTCCTGAAAAATCTGGTATTGAACTAGCACATAATACAAAAGAATATCAAGACCTGGTAGAGTTATTCAGTGAGTATTATGAAATTAAAGAAGGTATTGATACAGTCCCTTTTAAAGAAAGATACAGTATTTATGATATCAAATCTAGAGCTAAAAAGAAAAATGATCAAAGAACTTATGAAGATCTAGCTACACAATTTGGATTTGACGCTTCACAAGAAACTACTGAAGTTCCTTTAAAGCAAGTTTTACAATCTATAATTGACAGTAAGTTTGCTGATGAGAGAGAAAAAGCTTTAGCACAAGTTTTATTAAAAAGTGCAACAGATACTGATGTAGTTGTTTTTTCTAAGACTAATACTACACCTGCTGAATATAATGTTGGTGATGACAAAGTTATTGTTAATGCTACATTTAGTGCTAATGAATATAAACAAGGTAGGAGTAATGCACCTCTTGAAGCATTTATCCTACATGGTGAAATACAAAGAAAGTTAAGTGAGGCTCTAGATCAAGATGCTGATTTCAAATCTGATTTAGAAGATTTATTAAAAGACGCTAAAGAAGCATGGTCTAAGTTAACAGCACAAGAAAAAGCAGAGTATTCAGAATCATCTGCATTAAGAGGATTAGATAACATAAATGATTTTGCAGTTGCTGCAATGACTAACTTAAGATTTCAAAAGTTCTTAGGTACTGTTAAAAGCACAACTCAAACAAATACTACTCCGTTATGGAAAAGATTTGTGGATACTATTCTTAAAAGAATCTCATCAATATTAAAAGTAAAAACTGTAAATGGTACTGTACTTAATGCTACATTAGGTATAGTTACAACCAAAATAGATCCTGCAGGATTTACACCAAACACACAAGCTCCAAAGACTAATGGTACTCAAACTGCTGTTACAAGAGATGAAAGTATTGCTTCTATAAGTGCAAATCATCCTGAATTATATAATGCACTTGTTGATGCATTTATAGAATATAATGAAGGAAGAATTGAAAGAGGTGAAGATTCTGTTATTCCAGAAAATACTTCTAGAAAAGACATTGCTAAATTACCATTCTTTAAACAGTTTGTTAGCAATAGAGCATTTGTCAAACCTGAAAAAATCTTTAAAGATTATAACGCTAAGCTAGGTGTTAAACCAGGTGCAGGTACAACAACTACAACAGGAAGTGTTCCACTTACAATAACAAAAGCTGTTAGACAGCAGTTACTAGATTTAGGATATAGTAAAACTGATATTGATAAAATGAAACCTGAAGAAGCTCAGGAGATTATTAAGAATCAAACTACTAAACCTAAAGCAACAGATAGTAAAGCTGGCGTAGAAAATGTTCTAACAGATTCTCAAAAAGAAAATTTAGAAAAAGCTAAAAAAGGTGAAAAAGCAGAACCTGCAAAAGTTAAGTTTAATACTATTGAAGAATTAATTAATCATGCTCAATCTTTAGCAGGTACTGTACATAATGTAAACGGACTTAAGGTAGAATTCGTTGATTATAAAGGTGAAATTCTAACAGGTGCTGGACAAAGAGTTTTTGTAAAAGTATTAATAAACGGCATTCCTGTAACATTTTATAGTTCAACGGGATCTGGAAAAAAAGCTTTACAAGAAGGAATATTTTATCCAACATTAGGTATTGAATCTGATGAAAGATATAATGGCACCTGGATAAATAAGATAGACGGTGTTGAGATGGCATCATATTACAATTCTCCAGCATTAGCTTTAGTAGGGGCTTTTATAGATAGTCAATTTGGAAACACAAATACTTATGCTTCTGAAATAAATGAAAAGACTCTAGATATTCAGAATCCTAAAAGAGAATGGTTGACTAAAGAGCAAGCTTTAGATATAAGGAAAGAGTATAATAAGGATTTTTTAAATAGTGGTAGAGAGACTTTTTCTAATAACGAGAAAAGTAAAGTAGTTCAAGCTTTTAAAGATTTAGTTCAAGAAATTGAAAACGCTACTGCAAATATTAAAGATGATTCAGGTAAACGTAATATACCTAAAGCTCCTGCTGAAGAAGTAACTTATATACCTCCAAAATCAGGTATTCCTACTCAAGATGTTTTAAGTAAATTAAAAGATTTAGGTTATACACAATCTGAAATTAATGCATTATCTAATTCTAAAAAATATGATTATGCAAATGAAAACCTTACTAAACAAGAAAGAGTAGAATGGGAAGCATATTTAAATGAACAGCTTGATTCTGTTGCTGAAGAAGAAGTTATAATGGAAGAAGCTAAAGCTCAAATAAATGAATTCATTGATTCTGCTACTACTTATGAAGAATGGTTAGACGTTAGAGATAAAGTAAGAGGTCCTGAATTTGATAATGTACGTGAAGAAAGTAACTATTCTAATCAAAACATTAAAGATTTATTGGATGAAAAACTTAAACGTTTAGCATTTATTGCTAACTTTACTGATATCAAAGTAGGTGAGTTTGTAGGTGTTGAAAGAACAAATAAAGATGGTGTTAAATATGTTGCTATAGTGCAAGTTATAAAGAAAACCAAAGATAAAATTACTCTACAATATCAGAACGCAGACGGTAATACTTTTGAAATAAATAAGAAAGATTTAAAAGATACTAAGATGTATAGAAGCACAAAAGCATTAGATAATGTAGACATTGATGAAGGACCAAATGTAGATCCAATAGACAATGATGCTGCACAAGGTACAAAACAAACTGTAGAAGATTTTGCAGACACTACTAAAGAAGATGAAAGTATTGCTGATTCAAAAAGTATTGATGAGGTAAATGATGATTTTATTAACGCATTCAAAAATAATTGTAAATAATGGCTACATGTAGTTTAAATCCAGAAGCTTTAAAAGCATTAAATGTTAAAGTAATTAAAGATTTAAAAGAACTAGCAAAAACTGAAGAGTCTTTTGATCTTAAATCATATTCAAATACAATATATGATTATATATACTCTGCAACTAATGATCATGCCTTAGCATTAGATGCTACTA